TTCTGCCTGTCCCAACTGCGGTGCTCCAGTTGCGAAAAAATTCTGTCAACACTGTGGAGAACAAATCGACAAGGATTGCGTAATCTGCCCTAAATGTGGGAAGCAGGTGCAAGACTTAAAACAGCCCGATAATATTATCATCAACAACTCAGCAAGCTCCAGCGCTTCATCTTCTGCACAGGCTACCGCAAGTGCAAGATACCGCACTGCTGTTCCTAAAAACAAATGGGTAGCGCTGATGCTCTGTATTTTCTTAGGCTATTTTGGGGCACATAAGTTTTATGAAGGAAAAGTGGGCATGGGGATTTTATATCTCTTTACTTGCGGATTGTTCTGTATCGGTTGGATAATTGATATTATTTCCTATATTTTCAAGCCAAATCCCTACTATGTTTAATTAAAAATAGAAAAGCCCCGATGCTGGTAACATCGGAGCAATTCTCAGAAAACTATACCAGTCAGAAGACTATGGCATAATTATCCCTCAACAAGAGAATTATACCACGGCCTCCTGCACCTGTATAGGTGTATTTTTTATACCCAAAAAGGAGGATTAACTATGGCAACAGCAAAAAAACTCCCATCCGGCTCGTGGCGATGCCGCGTCTACGACTACACAGACGAAAGCGGGAAAAAACATTATAAATCATTTACATCTGACAATCCAAAGCCCGCAGGAAAACGAGAGGCTGAGGCTGCCGCCGCTGCTTATGCAGTTTCAAAAAAAACGACTGCTCCGCGTTCTTTAACCTTCCAGGCAGCCCTTGAAGCCTACATCGATAAGAGGTCTGTCGTGCTATCCCCCTCCAGCGTCCGGGAATATAAACGCGCCAAGAAAAACTATGACGACTTGAAAGATATCCGAATAGATGACATAACGCAGGAGGATATCCAGAAGCATGTCAATGCGTTTAATGAGGGACACTCCCCGAAGAGCGTCCGGGATAACCACGCTCTGATCAGTGCCGTACTGAGGGAGACGCGCCCTGATTTTGCGCTCAACACCGTTCTCCCGCAGAAGGTTCGACCGCAGCTCTATGTCCCGACAGATGATGATATAAAAAAGGTTATGGAGGCAGCCAAAGGAACGGAAATGGAGATTCCTATCCTACTGGCAGCCTTCGGACCCATGAGGCGCGGGGAAATCTGTGCGCTTGACCGAAGCGATGTAGCTGGAACACGCGTCCATGTGCATCGCAACATGGTTCTTGACGAAAACAGGAAATATATTATCAAATCCCCAAAATCATACGCTGGAGACCGTTTTATAGATTTTCCATCCTTTATTACAGACAAAATCCCCAAAGGCAACGGCAGAGTAACGGAACTCAACCCAAACATGATTACCCAACGATTTAATCATGTTCTGATGCACGCCGGAGTACCGCACTTCCGCTTCCATGACTGCCGCCATTACTGCGCATCCATCATGCATGCAATCGGCGTGCCTGATGCCTACATCATGGAACGCGGCGGCTGGGGAAATGACGGAACCTTGAAAAACGTATACCGCCATGCAATGGCAGACCAGCGCGAGAAGATGTCTGACAAAACGAACGGACACTTTGATGCGATGTATCATTCCTTATAAATTCGTGTCATATTTCGTGTCATACCACTGATTATTTTTTGTATTTTAGCGTATATATATCAACTTTTTATAATACTATTATATATTGCAAAAATGCTTTAAAATCAACATTTCCCGCAAATACAAGGAATATACACTTATTGCAAATACCAGTTCAAGTCTTGTCACTCCGATTAACAGAAAGAACCTTGAGAGATCGAGGTTCTTTTTTCATGCCAATAGAATGTTCGCATGGCGTGCATTCTATTATTCATGACAATAGAATGCTCACATGGGGTGCATTCTATTGTATTTTCCTGAAATCCTCAAAACATTCTGATGCAAAAAGCATCCGTAGAGATCAGCGACCCTGACAGCCTGTCGCCGCTGATTTCTGCGGATGCTTCTTTTCTCCATCTCTCTGCCCCTTCATCCAACCAGGCTGCACCGAACCGTCACACGCTTTCTTCCTCCATAGGTACA